TGGGCAGCCCCCAGATGGCCGGCGCCAATGGCACTGCGAGCATGTGCTGGATCGGATCGGATGTGTGCTCCACTGGCGTCACCACCGGCCATGTCGGCGTGTAGGGCGTCGCTGGCACCAGGTTGTCCGTCGTCACCACCAATGTCGCTTCGTCCGTCCGATCCTGATCAATCTTATCGACTCGGCAGAGCTGAGCTGCACCGGTGCCTCCAGGCTCCGGATCCGAGTTGATCTTGATCTTGTCGCCAATCGAGATGTCCGCGAGGACAGGCTGCCGGACTATGATCGTCGCTTGCGAGGGAGCGGTGCCGATTCTCCGGTTGTATTCGGTTGCCTGGCGATGGGCCTGCTCAATGCGCGTGACATGCTTTCTATCGAGAGGCTTCTGGTCGGTGACCTGCCGGATCTGTGCCGCACGCTCATTGGGCACCAGCACGGTGTTTGTCTGGTATTCGTAGGCGCGATCCACGAACGAGACGAGCAGTTCTGTGGGTACGTCCTTCCAGTCGCCAAGCGGGATGTCCGGCTTCTTTGTCCATGCGTTGGCGTCGAGTATCTTCAGACCGCCCGGGTCGACGCCCCACTCGTAGACGTTGCACGCGAGCAGCCCCTCGTTCGTCCATCGGCAAAACCCGTTGAACGGGTCGAGCAGATCCGAAACGATATCCCGCAGTGCGGTCTGATCAGTGAACAGCGGCGAGCAGAAGGTCGCATCCCGATGATCCTGGTCCTGTGCGCACCAATGGGCGCTTGCCAGCCAGCTCGCGGCGTCGAGTTGCGAAATATCGATCGCTCCACCGCGTTCATCTGTGAGGATCTCAGCCAGCACAGCGATCGGGTTCACCTGGCCGTCGTCCGCGAAATTGTCGATGGCCGCCACTATGCTGGTGTCGATCCGCGGCAGCCTGCCTCCGATGATCTGCAGATTGGGAGGCGTGCCGCTGTTCTCTCCAAAGAAGAGGTTCTTCGCTGCGATATAGGCAGTCCCCTTGTAAGGACAGCCGCCGAGCGCAGGGTCAGTGGGCTGTGTCTCTGTGCCGCGGTAGAGTTTGAGGTATCCTCCGGAGCCAACCTTGCTTGGATCCAAGATCGAGCCCGTCAGATCGGTCACGTCCGCGGTCAGGTTAATGGTGCCCTGCCACAGGTAATTCCCATTGTGGATGATCGCACTGAGCCAGTCGAGCGGCCCCCAACAGATAGCTCCGGCGATTGTGCCGTAGTAATTGAGGCTTTGAGATGCGCCGCCGCTTTTGCCACCGGAGCCCATGGATCACCCTTTCTTTCCGCCGCCTTGCGCTTGTGTTGTCACCTCGTTGGTGGCGGGTGTGATCCACCGCAGCGCAATCACCCGCGTGCCGGCCAGGTAGGGCAACGGGATCGCCTGCTGGTTCGTGGCTATGTTCTCCGACTGGAACGGCGTGAGCTGAATTTCTGCCGGTTGAGAGCTGCTGCTCATGTCTTGATCCTCCAGATCCGATCCATTCGCTGTGCCCATGGAGTCGGGATGCAGACGGCAATTTGGATGCCATGCTCGCCAGCGACGTGCACCATCCGGCCGCCGGAGAGCGCGATCGCCACATGATGCAGAGTGTGGCCAAGGCGGAAGCCAAGCAGGGCGCCGGGCTCGACAACCTCGATGGCCTCAAACAGCCCAGAGCCATCAACCCATGGAGCGATGAGAGAGCACCCCTGTGCCCGCGCCCAATCCCGATTGCCAGATGGGATCTCCAAAGCGGAAGGCATAAGTCCGGCCGCCTTGTAAATGTCTGCCATCGCGACCTGACAGTGCGACTCGCGCCGGCCAACGGCGGCAAGGGCGGCAGATTCAAGCAGGGTAAGTTGGGCCGAGGTCATTTCTTTGCGGAGTTTGCATTCTGCTGAGGGATGACGAAGTTCGGAGAGATCGCAGGCATCTGAGCGAAGCCACGGTAGTTGTCCCCATTGCTGAATTTCGCACAGCCGGAGCTCTTGATCCGGTCGCATCCCGGCACGACTGTGACGGCCGCTCCGACGCCGAGGGTGCAGGCGCGATCAAGAGTCAGGATAATGACGCCTGCCGAGATCTCTGTGCTGGAGAGTATCCCTTCCCGCATAGGCAGGCCGTCTACGGGCCAGCCCATAAATCCGAGCGCGAACCAATCCGTTGCTCCGAATCCGCCAGGCAATGCCCCGCCGTTCGCCCGGGTGATCGTCCCGACTGTCACGATATTCCCGGCTACGGCCGTGATCACCGCGTTGAAGGTCCAGTCGCTCAAGGCCAGGCCGCAGCGGGGACGGTAGAGCATTGTGCCGCAGCTGGTCGACATGACCTGCCTGGGGCAGTTGCGGGCAAACAGAGCGTTCGCTCCCAGAGCGGTCTGCTTGACCATCGGTCCGTCAATTTCAGGCGTGCTGAGCTCGCCCTTCCAGACCTGGCGGAAATTCGAGAATGAGCCGTTGAGATTGGCCTCGGCCCGGAAGATCGTCACGAAGCCACGGGCGGCGAGATTCCCCGGCAACCAGTTGTCCCACGGTCCTCCCGCGAAATACCGGAAGTTCACCGAGCAGGAATCATCCTCAAGATCGATCGACTGGGTGAGCTTGTCGAAGTCGCAGGCGTTGTAGGCCCATGTCTGCCCATTCGCTACAGCCCCACTCTCCCAATCCGTCAGATACCAGCTCTTGATTGCGCCGTTGTAGTCGAGATCGAGCTGAAAGAACCAGGCTGGAGCCGGAAGCGCTCCGAGCGTCGTCCCAAGCGTTTCGCCGGAGGGCGGCGCATATTCCGCCGCGACCTCGCGCCACGAAAACTCCGCCTGTGCTTGGATGCCGGCATAGGAGATCGACAGGGTCTCATTCGTGTGCCGTGCGAGAATCGTGCCTCCACTGGTGATGCCAAACGATTCGAGGGATACGAAATGCGCTCCGGAGGCCCCGCCTCTCCGGATCCACCAGGCGATGAATTGGGCCGACTCAATCTTGCTGAGCCCGGTGAAGTCTGCGGTGATGACCTGCTCCGGGGTCTGGGGATAAAAGACCGTCGCTTTCATCCGGCCAGGTCCGGTCGCAGTGCGCTCCACATCATAGACGCCAATGCCCGGTTGCGGAGGGGTGTCGCTCCAATCCGGCAGGAAGGGGAAGTTAGGGAATTGATTGCCTCCGGAGGTGCCGAGCGTATCGGCCGCGAGTATGCCTGTGACGGGCGTCACCGCGTAAGCTGCCGGGCCATCCTCTTCGAAATCAAACTGTGCTACGACCAGGGTGCCACTTTGCGACGCCAGGCGCGGTGGCTGTTTGAAGCGGCCGTAAAGCAACGGCGCGACAGCATCGTAACCGGCGTAACTGCCCGGGTTGATCGCCCAGGCCGACCAGTCCCATTTGAAGGCGATCATCAATCCGCCGGTCATTGTGGGGGACTCGGCACCTGGCACAAAGAGATGGGGCCAGAGCGGGACAAGGATCGGCTCGTCCTGGGACGCGAGGGACGCGGCGCGTAGCGTAGCGTAGTCGGTCTGTTCGAGGAACGATGACCAGGAAAGCTCGTAACGCGGAAGGATCGCTGTTGGCCGGCGCGTGGACCGGCCCGTCAAACCCCGGTGTTCATCCACCGGCACGGCAATATCGACTTTGATCTCCGCGCCGTCGTTGGGCTCATACGGCAGGAGCCAGCAATTCACTCCACTGATGGTGGTAGCGATCATGCTTTGCGCATTGCTGAGGCGTGTTGCCGTTGGAACCAGTCTCCGGAGTGCTCCTGCATCTTCCGGGCCCATTCCTTCTCATCAAAGAGAATGTAGACGGCCGGAGTTTTGCCGGCGCTGACCGTATTGCCGCCGCCTGCCGGGCCGCCGGCCGCCGCAGCCGCCGGCGCATAGGCCGGCCGAGTGACCGACGGTGAGAAGTATTGCGGGCTCGTCAGGCCGCCCAGTGCGAAGGTCGCAGTGCCCCGTCGCGCCGCTTCGAGGGACGCGATCATTGGGCCATAGACCGGGTGATTCACCTGCCAGGCGGGAGCAACCCATTCGCCATTGCTGAGCATCGCGGGGACCTGGTCATCGGTCGGTCCGCCGGCTCCGGCGATATGACCGCCCTCAGCATGGCCGATTTGCGACACGAGCCGCATGCCGCCCACCAGCGCGGCCGCCATCGCCACGGCGCCGAGAATCGGCCCAACGTAAGGAATGCTCGCCAAGGCATTGAATGCCGAGACCGCCCCGTGAATTACTTCGGCCAAGGCCTCCTTGATCTTGATGGCAATCCGGATGATGAAGCCTTGCTCCGAAGAATCCGTCTTCGCGGCCTCGCCGGCGACATGCGCGCCGACTCCGACTGCCGTTAGTCCCACACTTTCGACGGTCTCAGTCGTGCGCACTGTGGTACGGATTCCGGCCGCGGTCGTGGTCACAGCCACCTTGGTCGTTTCCGTCATCGCGTGTCCGGCGACCTCTTGCGCATTAAATAGCCGGGAAATTCCAGCCATCACCACGTGCTGCATGGTCCACTTCGCGACCATGTCAGATGCTGCCTTGATGAAGGACTGACTGATCGAGCCCGCGACAGTCCAGAACGCCTGCCCCAAAGTCTTTGTGCGATTGGCCATGCCTTCGATCGCAGAGCTGAGGCCCTGCTGCATCGAGCTCAGCACGTCGCCCATCGCCGTGGCCATCGTCTTGGCCGTGAGTTCCCACTCTGACCGGAGTCTCGTCAGGGTGTCCGTCCAGTTCGCGCTAAAATCGTTTGGATCCGGCCCGAGCTGGGCGTCCTGTTTTTTAATGCCTTTTTCGCCATTGTTCCCCTCATCGAGCGCCTTTGTGTCGATTGCTGCCGTAGGCTTGTCGCCCTTTGCCGTCGCATCGTCTGCCTCCTTCTTTAGGTGCGCGAGATACGCGTCATATAGGACAAGGGTGTCGGCGATAATCTGTTTTTTCTTCGCCCATTTCTCGTTCGCACTAAGTGCGTAATTGTTCTCGACGGCGTCCAGATCCTCCTGCTTGGCCGTAATGGCCGCCATCAGCGCCTCTTTGTCCTGCTGGACTTTGAGGTCTGCTTTATGTGCATCCGCTTCAGACTGCGCTGCGTTTGCGGCCTGGTACGCCAGAGCCAAAGCCTGGCCGGGATCGGCACCCGCGCCGATCGCAGCACGACCCGCCTGGATTCCGGCCAGTTGCGCCTTCAGCGCCGATTCCTGATCTGTTTTCCCGGAGGCATGGGCTTCGTTGATCTTAATCTGCAGGCCCAGCTCGTAGATCTTGGCAGCGTGCTCCTCCTGTTTTTTCTTCTCTTCAGTGGTCCGCCTTGCCTCCTCGGTAATTTGCTTTTCGGTCTCGGCGATCTCCTTGCCCTTGGCTGAAATCTCGGCCTGGAGCTTTACGTGCCTGTCAGCTATGTCGGCGTCATCGAAGCCCTTTCCTTTCAGAGTCGCATCATTCGACAGAGCATTCGCGGACATCTTCGCAGCCAGCTCATCCTGAAGCATCTTGAGCTTCTTGGCGTGGTCCTGCTCATCGGCCATCGCAGCCTGGTGCGCAGCCTCAGTGTCCTTCTGGAGGTTGGCGCCCATGCCCTTGTATTCGGCATTCTCTACGGCGAGAGCATCCGCTGCTTTTTTGGCCGCGGCCGCGCCAAGCGATTCTGCCGAGACCGGCTGAGCGAGGAGCCGCTGGATATTTGTGATGCTCTTCTGCGCTTGTTCCAATTGTGCCTGCTGCTCCTCAGTGAGGCCCCATGTCGCGGCGCTATCATATCCAGCATCTTTCAGTGGCTTGTTGTGCTTATCCGCAGCAACCTGGATGGCCTGCAGTTTAGCCACCTGGTCTTTGGCGTCCGCGAGTTCCTTCTCTTGGATCGACTGCTTCGCCGCAGCCTCTTCGTCGAGGTTTGCTGCGCCCCGCAGTTTCTGGGTGGCGTCTTCCTGCGGCTTGAAGCCCGCGATTGTGGCGTCGGACACCTCGTTGTTGTGCTTGCGCATGCCGTCGGCGATGCCGGTCATCACTCCATAAACGACTGCCCCGATGATCGCCCCAATAATCACGGGCGGAAGCAGGACCGAGAATAGGCTCATCATTCCGCCGGTGAGTGGCAGGATGAACCGCGAGGCAAAGGCTGTCCCGGCAGCGCTCGTGCTTGGGTTGGTCGCCCAGGCCATGACGATTGTGTTGAGCTTGCTCGCCAGGCCGGAGGTCAACCCGCCAGCTAAGGCAATCGCCCCGCCGCTCCCGAGCGCGGCCCCGACCGGAGCCAAATTCAGCCCCTTGATCAGATCGCCGACCTTGCTCAGGACGGGAAGCAGCTGCTCCAAGGCGACCGCCCACATCTCCTTCAGGCGGTCTTTCATCAGGCTGAGCTTGTCTTCGACCTCCTTGAACCTGGGCGCCAGGTTCTGCATGCGTTCAGCGTAGCGGCCGACATCGTCGGCGGCATCGGTGAGCAGGCCGCGCTTCGTCAGGAGAGCGAGCATCTGGCCGCCCTCGCGCCCGAATAGATCCATTGCGATCGCCGCCCGCTGCGCCGGGTCGTTGATCTGCTGGAAACCGGCCGCGAGCTTCTTGAGCTGTTCATCGAAGCCCAGCCCTTGCAGCTCTTCGGGCGAAAGTCCCAGGGCGGCAAACGCCCCCTTGGTATTCTTGCCCATTTCGTTTACGCCGCTGATGGCCTTCTGCAGGCGGTTGACCATGATGCCCATCATGTCAGCTCCGACGCCGGCGGTCTCGAATGCCCGCTGCATCACCACCAGGCTTTGGATGCTCTCGCCAGTGCGAGCGGAAAGGACGGTCAATGCCGATCCCACCTCCAGGGCGTTCTTCATGCCCTCCAGCGCAGTTCCAAGCGTGCCGGCGACCCCGGCCAGCCGCATCAGCTCTCCACCGAGCTCGCCGGATTTGTCGACGATGCTCTCCATGGAGCCGGTCACAGCCTCGGCTCCGGCAACGGAGAACATGATCTCGATCAGGTTACTCATCTAGATTCGGTTCCAGCCCTGCTTACTGCGGCGCTCGTTGGTCTTCCGGACAAACAGGTCGAGATCAAGCAACGTGCAGGCGTCGAGATAAGCGGGGTCATATCCGGCATCGATCAGGTAGGAGTACAGGCCTCCCATTAGCTCGTCATCGCCTGCTGGGCCTTTTTCGCCGGCATCATGGCCACGATGGCTGCGCCTATGCCGGCGAAGGAGTTTTTTATCTCGTCATCGAGGTTGATCTCCAATGCCACGCGGAGCACTTCGGTGGCGAGAAGCCCGTCGAGCGCGTCGAGCTGCTCCGCGGTGAGATCCGTGGCGTTTGTCACCAGATAGGTGCTGAGGACCTCGGATTGAGCGATCAGGTTCGGGAGCTGTGCGAGAATCGCCAGCTTCTGGTTTTCCTCCAGGCCGCCCTCCATCGCGCCTTTGATGAAGTCGGTGTAGGCATTGCCGAACAGCTTCAAGAACTGGCGGGTGGCCTTCCAGCGCATGCGCCGGACTTCGATGTGGGGAGCGCCCTCGAATTTCACGAGGGCAGTTTTCTGTTTGATGGTATCCATGGGGGTCGATTTTGGCTTTGCTATTCAGGATTGTTGACCAACGAAAGGGCCTTAGTCACTCCGACCCGTTGATCACTTGCCGGCGGGGCGTTTATCGAGGCCCTTCTCAGCGAGGATCGCCGCGAGGTCATCGACGTGGAGGCAGTCGCACATACAGGCACCCGCCTGCGTTGACTGCACGACGGCGATGCTGCCGTTGCAGTAGTCGTTACCCGGCGTCGCGCTGTGCAGGACGCCGAAGGCTTCAACTTTGCCGCCATTTAGGCTGACGATCTTGTCGCCGTTCTTTGCTTCTCTTCCATTTCTGTAGTGCATTTTTGTATCGGGTTGAGGCAAGTCTTGGTGTGGACCAGGCCGCGCCAGCTCAGGAGCTGGCAACCACGGCGTCCTTGGTCCACAGGATGTCGCCGGTCTTGAGCGACTCGATCTTTATGGTGGCGTCGGAGAACTTGCCGTCGCCGTGCGTGACCTTGCCGTCGCGGGTGACCAGGCAGGGGAAGTCGGCCTCGCTGATCATTGCGACCGTTCCGGTGTCGTCATTGACGTCGGGCACGAACAGACTGCAGGTCGCGTTGACCGAGCCGATGGTCGCGCCGCCGAAGATGGTCATCAGGCGTTTCACTTCCTGCAGGTCAAAGGTGTAGACCTCATAACCCTTGGTGCGCACAGCGCGGAGTTTGCGCACAACGCCATCGAGGCCTGGACGCTCCAGGTATTTGATCTCCTGGGTGGGATTGTCTTCGAGCTTTGTGGCCTCGAAAACGAGTGTGACCGGAACGGTCGTTCCGATCTTCAGTTGGATGATGCTCAGCCCGTTGAAAATAGACAGGGCGGCATCGAAGGGTGATCTTGGCAGTACTGTTGACATGTGAGGATTGCGCCTGGTGGCGCGGGTTGGGATTTGGTTTTGGATTACGAGTTGGTCTGCGAAAACGCCGGAGACCAGGTGAAGTCCGTCGCGACGATCAGCACGCGGCAGAAAGAGCCATCGGTGTTCTCGCGCAGTTCATGGCGCTTGAAAGTGAAGAGGCTCGATTTCTGGATGGTGGGATCGGTCGGCGCGCCATGGATGAGTGGCACAATCGTGTCGATGACAGCCACGGTCGTGAGGCCCTGCGGGTCATCGAGCAGGCCGCGGTGAACGACGACTTCAAATTCCTCTTCGGAAAGCGCGCGGCCGCGCAGCTGCTGGCCTTTGGATTGCCCGCTGGATGGCATGACCACGATCGCAAGCGACTGAGTCTGCAGGGCGTTCTCAACCTCGCTGGCCAGGTTGCCCTTGTCTTCGACCAGCACCGGGTAACCGGCGAGGACGGGAGCGGATGCGATCAGATCGCGCAGGCGGTTTTGGATGGCCTGGAGCATGGCTAGAAGTTGAACGTCTCAGGCGAGCCTGGCGTCGTGCCCGCTCCTGGAAATTGTCCCCAAGCTCCGCCGGCGGTGGGGCGCTGGACCTGCGTCGGCGGCTGCACGAAGAAGCGGCCGGCCGCCACGTCCTTGAGCCGACCAATCGCATCCTCGTATTCTTTGCGCCTCGCCTCAGTGAGCAGCATCGTTGCGGCACGACCGGCGGCCACGCGCGTGAGCAGATGCCACCGTGCGATTGCGAGCGCTGTGGACTTGAGCTCCGAAGGCAAGGTGCCCGGATCGCCGACGATCCCGTTGGCCCGAGCCGCGACGTAGCCGCGCACTTCCTCGGTTGTGTCGGCGAGCGCGGCCGCGACCGGATCGGCGGCTCCGGAGGCGAGCGAATAGCCCGAAAGCGCAGCGACCTCCTGGGCGAGGAGCGTCGCAGCCAGATCGGCAGATATGAGTGTGATCCAGGACATGGTCAGTGGGCGGCTTGAGTGGACAGGACTTTGTGCGTGCGCTCTCCCGCGCGATTCGAGCGCCAGAAATAGGTGTAGAGAAATTCCGGGAGGAACTCCTCGCTCTTGATCAGCGGCCTTAGGCGCTCCGCAAAGTCAGTGTCCTCCTGGAAATCCACCGCATTGAATCCGACCTTGAGCGCGAGCTCGCGACGGATCGGTGTGACATGATACGGGAATCGCCGGTAGGTCTTGATTCCGTCAAGGAAGACGAAGTCCCGGTTCACCGGATTCGTGATGGAATATTTGCAGTCGGCCTCGAAGATCCCGTCGCAGTATCGCTTCGAAAAATAAGTGACGGCGTCCGCATGCGGATTGCGCAGGATGGCGCCGAGCACTTTCGCGATATAGTCCGGAGCGACCAGGTCGTCATCATCGACAAAAACCACGAAGTCCCCCTTGGCCTGGTCAAGCAGCCGCTGGCGCTTCTTCCCGATGCTCTCCTGGCCGTCGTCGGCCGCCAGGAGGAACTCGACTCGCTCGGTCCATTGCGGCGCTAGGCAGGCAATCAGCCGGTCCAGGTAGCTTTTCCGGCTAAAGATTGAGCAGACGCAGATGGAGAGCAGCGTCCTGGTCCGCACCCATTTCTCCTCAAAGCGTTTCCGGTTGGCCTCCAGGATCGCGCGGTAGTTGGCCTGGCGTGTGAAGGTTGTGAGCTCGGCCTTGTGGTCGACAACGCAGTTGCCGCAGACCCCGAGCGAAAGCCCTGCGAGCGCGGCGCGGCGGCAATAATCGTTGTCCTCCCAGTTGCCTCCTTCGAACCGCTCGTCGAGCGTGCCGATCGCATCGATCGTCGCCCGCGAAATATACACGCACACAAAAGCGAGAAAGCTCGCCTCGGTAACGTTGTAGGGTTGCGACGCCTGCTGCCGGGGATTGCAGCAACGCCCGTTGATTGTGGCGCTGACAATGCCGAAGGCGGCACTGGCCGACTGCAGACGATCGAACCCGCAGAAGCTCGTCAGCTGCGCATCGTCGTTGCAGAGGATGACATCATCGGAGCCTGCGGCCGCGATCCCGAGGTTGACGTTGCGCGCATAACAAAACGGCTGCACACCCTCGATCCATTCGATGCCGGCCACCATCGCTCGATCCGCCGGACAGATGCCATCGCCCACGACGATGATGCGCAGATCAGGCTGGTGCCGCCGCATTGCAGTCACGCAGGCGACGACGTTGGCGATCTTGGCCGATGGAATGATGACGGTGTAAGACATGGCTGAATGAGGCAGAGGCTTCAAAGAGCCGCCCGGCAGGGCGCCAGGCAGCTCGGGAAAACTCCGCGGGAGATCAGGATCCGCCGCTCGCAGTGGCGCTGGAGACCAGGCGCTGCATGGAGGGAGCCTGGCCGACGGCCTGGCCGCGCATGTAAGCAGCGCGCCAGTTGGCGGTGCCGGCGCGGTGGTCCAGGTACTTCACGAGCATCATGGAGAAGCCCGTGTCCGGATTGGTGACCTGCTCGATGATCGCCGTCGCGGGCACGTCGCCCATCGCCTGCGTGTAATCGTTGGGCAACCGGGCGGCGACCGCCAGGCAGTCGGGCGTACCGCAGAAGCCGATCAGGTTTTCGCCCGTCGGGATGTTGCCGACCTGGTAGGGTTGGAACCCCGCGACCGGAGGCAGCACGTTCTGGGTCAGCAGTCCCTTGAACTCGGCCTGGAAGGCGGCCATCTGGACGATCGAGGCATCCTTGCCCAGGGCATGGAAGGCCGAGCCGTTCAGCATGGCAAAGCGGCTGGCAGACGGCACACCGCGGCCAAGGAAGGCTTCGTCGACCGTCTGCAGCGTATCGCGGCAGAAGCTCGAAGCGGCGATCGCCGTCTCATGCGGGAAGTGCGCCACCGTCACCAGCGACATGATCGCATCCCAGAAATCCTTCGCGACCGCGTAGAATGCGCCTTCAACCTGTTCGCCGAACAGATCGCGCTTCGTCTCGGCCAGTTCGTTCGCGTTGAACGAAATCGGCACGAACTGGTGGGCGTTGATCACGATCGGCACATCGATCGTGGTCGAGCTCGCGCCCGCGGCCAGGTCGTAGCCGCCGGCGGTCGGATCGTAGCTCTGCACAGTCGGAACGGTCCGCAGGCGGGTCATGACCGTCTGACCGAAAGAGATCGGGTTGTCCGAGAAATCGGTCGTGATGGCGAAGAGCGCCGGGAAGCGCAGCTTGAGCAGCGTCAGGGACCGCTGCAGGATCAAGTTTCCGGCGAGCGAGCCCAGCGAATTGGCCGCAAGCAGCGGCAAGAGCTGGAAGGCTGGATCGGCAAAAAGATTCCGGATGTCCTTCGCGTAAATCGCCGCGCATTCCTGGGCATGCGCCTTGGTCGCACCGCACTTGGCCTTGTAGGCGCGGAGGACTTCGAGGACACCGTCTTTCACCTCGAACACGCCAGGTTGCGTGACGCGGGTGAGCACGGTCGCGCCGGGCAGCGCGGCCAGGAGTTCGGCATGCTTCGGATCGGCCTCGATGAGACCGGTCCATTTCGCCTGCAGCACTTCGTCCTTGGGAGGCAGCGCCCCGCGGGCGACCGCTGCATTGACCAGGGCCTTGGCGTCGTCCTTGCGGCGCTGGGCGTCCTTGGCCTTGAGGGTTTCGAGCTCGGCCTCCTTTGCCTTGAGGCTCTGGAGTTCGGCGAGCTGGGCCTTAAGCGCGACGCCTTCGGCGCCGGCGGTCGGCAGTTTGTCGACGTGCTTCGCCACGAGGGCGGTGAGTTGATCGTCGGTCGCATCGGCGGGTACAGGAACCGCCAGCGCGGCCAGGATCTTGATGAGCGTTTCTTTGTTCATGACTGGATTCTGGTTGATGTTCCGGGGACCGCCGGATGCGGGATTGGTGGTTTCGGCGCCGGCCAATCGGGCGGCGATTAGCGCCGGCATTGCGGCGCCGAAAGCGGGAGCGTTCACCAGGCCGCCGGCGGCATGGCCGGCGGGCAGCCGGGTAACGCGACTGGTCTTCGGGTTGACGAAGAAGGCAGGGGAAAAGGAATAGTAGACTTTGCCGCGCAGGAGCTCCTGGCCGAGCGAGGTCCAATTGACCTTGGCCATGATGCCTTGCGCCGGATCCCAGCGGAAGCCGGTCACCCATGCAGTGGCCTCCTCATCCTTGTGATCCTTGTCGAGGTAGACGCGCTGGCCCTTGCCGAGGATGGCCGCAAAGGAGGCCGCGATCAGGTTGCCGCCGGCTTCATCGCATAAGACGGTGGCATCGACGGGCGCGCCCGCTCCGGTGAAACAGCTGATCTCATGGGTCCCGGCCGGCATCCAAACGATTTCCCCTGGCAGATCAGCGGTGGCGTCGGTAGGCAGCGCGAGCGGCCTGGCGGCAGCCAGGGCGATCAATTCCGGATCGGAGGAGGCAGCGAGAAGGAAGAAAAGTTTTCTGCTCATTTGGATCTTTGTTTGGTGGAAGGAAGTTTGGAGTAGCTGTGTGCGGCGCCGGCGATCATCGCCTCGCTGAGGCCTGCCTCCAGGGCGTCTGCCAGTTCGGACGCACCAATCATCGTCGGGGCGAGGGCGTCGAGCTTGGCGATGAAGGCTTCCAATTCGCCGACCACGTCCAGATTGCCCGCCTCGATGGCAGCCAGGAGCGGTTGGGCAGCCTTGCGCAGCGGAGCCATGTCGTGGGCATGAGCCAGGGCGAGGGCCTTGGCCGTGGCCTCCGGCATCTGGTAA